CTTTTCGACGAAAAGCTAAAAAAGGCGGAAGGTAGCTTTATGTTGCCAGCAGCACTAAAAGAGCACGCGTTTAAACCCGGAGAACGGCCTATCGGCAGAGCCAAAGGGACGCCCAATAAGATCACGCTTTCGGTCCGGGAAGCGGTAGAACGTGCGTTCGACAAGCTGGGCGGCGCCTCGTATCTAGAGCACGTCGGCCGTACAGATCCTAGGACGTTTTGTGCGCTACTCAGCAAGCTTCTTCCAACTAAGTTAGCCAACGCCGACGGCTCGCCACTATTAGCGGCGCTGACTGAGTTGACGGATGCACAACTCGAGGCGAGGACGGCGCGCGCGCTAGCGGATGCTCAGCGTCAGGGTCTGATGGCTCAATCGGGGCCGGTGATTGAGGTGCAAGCCGAGGCCGTGCAAGCGCCGTCCGATCCGGTTTAGCTGTACTTTAACAATACTTTTGGGGTGATCACATGCGTTCTTCTCTGTATGACCACCTGATTAGCAATCAGGTAATCACTCACACACACACACGCGCGCACGCACGTAACACACACGCGCACACACACATACACACGCGCGCCCGCATCACCCCAGCGCGTGCGCGTATAAAAAAGAAAGTCGAGGTCCCTCCACAGTCGCGCCGGGGGTGCCCCACACCCTGAGGCCCCTACTCACCCCAAGGGGGTACCCCCTCTCTTTTTTCTGGACGGACCCCCGCTTGGGGGGATAGACCCAGCGGCACATGAACTCGGACCCCCACTCACCCCAGCCGCCTGACGACTCCGTCGCGCTAGCGCAGGCGCTAGCGGCGGACGCCGCAGGGCGCGGCATGGTGTACGAGGAGTACAGCTTTGAGATAGAGAACGGCCCAGAGGACGGGTGCGAGTACAAGGTACTGGTGATGCGCATATGAACGACCTGGGCGACATCACAGACGACGACATCACCAGCCTGCGGCTGGCGGTGGACGCGGCGGACGCCGAGGCGCGAGCGACTGCGTGGCGGCGTGTAGCGGCGGCACTGGCTCAGGCGCTTCAGGTCAGCGGCTGGGACCCACACAGCGGCGGCATGGACGCACTGGAGACCTTCAAAAGCATGTTACGGATAGAGTACCTAGAGCACATTAGAAACGGCAGACACACCCAATGAACGACGTATACCACCCAGCGCACTACACGGAGCACCCTACCGGGGTAGAGTGCGTTGAGATCGCGGAAGCCTTCGGCTTCAATCTGGGGAACGCGATCAAGTACATCTGGCGTGCGGGGCTGAAGACGCCGGACCCGATCAAGGACCTTGAGAAGGCGGAGTGGTACATCCGGCGAGAGATCAACCGGCTTTACAAGAACCGTCCTACACCATCAGATGAGTGACCTACTGGACGGCTTGGACCAGCGGCTGGAGCTAACGCTCCTCTTGGAAGAGAGCCTGCGGCGCAAGCGTGAGCGCAAGATCGGCATGTACTTCCCGGATGAGGGTCCGCTCCGGCGTGAGTTGTACCCGAAGCACCTAGCGTACTTTAAAGCGGGGAAGACGTACCGTGAGCGGCTGATGATGGCGGCGAACCGTATTGGGAAGACCGAGTCTATTGGCGGGTACGAGATAGTATTGCACATGACCGGCAAGTACCCCATTTGGTGGGAGGGCCGGCGGTTTGAGCAGCCTATCAATGCGTGGGCGGCAGGGGACACGGGGAAGACGACCCGCGACATTCTCCAGATGAAGCTGCTGGGACCGCCTGGGGAGTTTGGCACTGGCCTGATCCCCAAGGCGGACTTGCTGCGCACCACCGCGAAAGCCGGAGTGGCAGAGGCTATCGAGACCTTGAGTGTCCGGCACGTCAGCGGTGGCGAATCAAGACTCACCTTTAAGAGCTACGACCAGCGGCGGGAAGCATTCCAGGGGAGCGAGCAAGACGTGATCTGGCTGGATGAAGAGCCGCCGCTTGATGTTTACACGGAGTGTTTGCTGCGAACGATGACCAATAGCGGCATGACGATGCTGACGTTTACGCCACTGATGGGGTTGAGCGAGACGGTCATGTCGTTTATGCCGAATGGCGAGATCCAAGAGCAGGCCTCCGGCAGCAAGTACATTGGGATGGCGACGTGGGACGATGTCCCGCACCTTTCTAAGCAACAGAAAGACGAGTTGTGGGCTTCGATCCCGCCGTTCCAGCGCGATGCGCGCTCCAAAGGTGTGCCCCAGCTTGGGTCTGGGGCGATATATCCGGTGCCGGAGAGCGAGATTATCTGTGAAGAGTTCAACATTCCCGAGCACTGGCGGCGGTGTTACGGGATGGACGTGGGATGGAACCGCACGGCTGTGGTGTGGGGAGCGACAAACCCGGACTCCAACGTGACGTACCTGTACTCTGAGTACTACCGTGGCCAGGCGGAGCCGATCATTCACTCGGAAGCGATCAAAGCCCGTGGCGAGATGCCGGGGGTAATTGATCCAGCCAGTCGCGGTCGAGCGCAGACAGACGGCCAGCAGCTTCTTGGGATCTATCGGCGGCATGGGTTGGATATAACTCCGGCCCAGAACTCAGTGGAAAGCGGTCTGTACACAGTGTGGACTGCAATGTCTGCCAGCAAGCTTCGAGTTTTCCCAAGTCTAAAGAATTGGCTGAACGAGTTTCGGCTTTATCGGCGGGATGAAAAGGGTCGCGTTGTGAAGGATAATGATCATTTGATGGACGCGACACGGTATTTAATGGTAAGTGGTTTAGGTAGAGCAGCGATTCCCGGCAAGTATACCGGCAAGAGAAACAGCTCACTAATCATGCCGGTAATCAACTTTTTTAAGAGATGAACGAAGACAAATTGGCTGAGATTCACCAGAAAGCACGGGCTGAGTTCGATCAAGTCCAGTCTGCTCTGTATCAGGAGCGGATGAATTGTCTGGGGGATCGGCGTTTCTGTTCGCTAACTGGCGCTCAGTGGGAGGGACCGCTTGGCATGCAGTTCGAGAACAAGCCGCGCTTTGAAGTCAACAAGGTCCACATGGCGGTGCAGCGGATCATTAACGAGTACCGTAACAACCGGATCGGAGTGCTGTTTGTCTCTAAAGAGGGCGAGGAATACGACAAGCTGGCGGATACCTGTGCCGGTTTGTATCGGGCGGATGAGCAGACGCCTACGGCGGATGAGGCCTATGACAATGCCTTTGAAGAAGCGGTGATGGGCGGCTTCGGAGCGTGGCGGCTTCGCACCGAGTACGAGAACGACGAGGATCCCGAGGAAGATAAACAGCGCGTGTGTATTGAGCCAATCTTTGACGCGGACTCTAGCGTGTACTTTGATCTGGGAGCCAAGCGCCAGGACAAGGCAGACGCGAAGCGTTGCTGGGTTCTTACCAGCATGACGCGGGAAGCTTACAAGGCAGAGTTTGATGATGACCCATCGACGTGGCCTAAGACTATCACGCGCAGTCAGTTCGATTGGTATACGCCCTCAATCGTCTACGTTGCGGAGTACTACGTTGTCGAAGAAGTCTCCGAGCAAGTCCGTATCTACAAGAACATTGACGGCAAGGAAGAGTCTTTGAAGCCGGACGAGCTTTATCAGGAAGAACAGATGCTTGCTACCGGCTGGAAAGAAGTTCGGCGCAAAAAGATCAAGGCTCGCAAGGTCCACAAGTACATCATGTCCGGGGCCAAGATCCTTGAGGACTGTGGCTACATTGCTGGGAAGAACATCCCGATTATTCCAGTGTACGGCAAGCGTTGGTTCGTGGACAACGTGGAGCGGTGCATGGGCCATGTGCGGCTGGCTAAAGACGCGCAGCGGCTCAAGAACATGCAGCTTTCTAAGCTGGGCGAGATTGCAGCGCTCTCCGCCATGGAGAAACCGATCCTGCTTCCTGAACAGATCGCCGGCCATCAGCTCATGTGGGCCGAGGACAACCTCAAAAACTACCCGTACCTGCTGATCAATCCGATCACGGATGCCAACGGCAACCCGGCAGCCGGCGGACCGGTGGCGTACACTAAGCCTCCCTCGATCCCGCCGTCAATGGCTGCACTGCTCCAGATCACGGAAGCCGACATGCAGGAAATTCTTGGCTCTCCTCAGCAGGGCGACAAGATGGTGAGTCACCTGAGCGGCAAGACCGTTGAGCTTATCCAGCAACGCCTTGACATGCAGACATTTATCTACATGAGCAACATGGCTAAGGCTATCAAGCGGTGTGGGGAAGTGTGGCTTTCGATTGCTCGGGACATCTTTGTAGAGCAGGGCCGAAAGATGAAGTCTGTCACTCAAAACGGCAAGATGGAACCGGTTGAACTGATGAAGCCTGTCGTTAATGACGAGGGCGAGATTGAGTACGAGAACGACATGTCCTGTGCTGATTACGACGTGCAGGTGCTTGTCGGGCCGAGCGGCCAGACCAAGCGGCAGGCTACGGTTCGGGCGCTTACAGACATGATGACCATGACTCAGGATCCTGAGATGACTCAGGTATTGTCCTCGATGGCCATGCTGAACATGGAAGGCGAAGGCATTGAAGATGTTCGCGACTACTTCCGCAAGAAGCTGCTTCGTATGGGGGTACTTAAGCCTACCGACACAGAAGCTCAGGAACTCGCCCAGGAGGCTCAAAACGCCAAGCCAGACCCGCAAGCGCAGTACTTGCAGGCGGCAAGCGAGCAGGCCATCGCACAGGCCTCCAAGGCGCAGGCCGACAGTATTCTCTCTGTGGCTAAGGCCGAGGAAACTCGGGCTAAGACTACAGAGACGCTCTCCAAGGTCAGTATGGCTGACCAAGAGCGGATCTTTGCGCTAGCAGACCGGCTGACAGCGCCAGCCCCGCAGATGCAATAGTTCTTGCATTCTGCGTCAGTTTTACCCATGAATACAAACCAAGAGGCAGTAGATACCGCCACAACATCGGAACCGGAAGAAGTCCTACTAAAGCAATCAGAGGCCGCGCAAGCGGAGCCTGAGACGCAGACGGAAGACGCTGGAGAAGAGCTTGTGGTGACTATCGCAGGGGAATCGCCGCCCCCGGAAGAGGAAGAGAAGCAGGCACCCGAATGGGTGCGTAACCTGAGAAAAAGCTACCGAGAGTTACAACGCGAGAAGCGTGAGCTTGAGGAAAAGCTCAAGACGGTATTACCGGCAGCAGAGACAAATCCTGTTGATCCCGGCCGCAAACCGACACTTGAGGCGTGTGATTACGATTCGGATAAGTTCGAGAACGAACTTGCTGGTTGGTTTGAGCGCAGGCGGCAGTCTGAAGAGGCTGTGGCCAAGCAAAGATCCAAGCAACAAGCCGAACAGGAATCTTGGCAGAAGAAGTTGGAAGGCTACAACCAGTCTAAGACTGGCTTGAAAGTGTCTGATTTCCAAGACGCCGAGGAGACAGTTCTCGAAAGCCTAAGCGTAACGCAACAAGGCATTATTCTTCAGGGCGCCCAGAACCCCGCTGTAATGGTTTATGCCCTCGGCAAAAACCCAAAGAAAGCCAAGGAACTGGCAGAGATCACGGACCCAGTGAAATTCGCGTTCGCTGTTGCGAAACTCGAAACTCAACTGTCTGTGACATCTCGAAAAGCACTCCCTCCTCCTGAAAAACGAATTACAAGCAACGGTAGTCTTGATACTTCCAGCGTTCAGTTGGATCGGTTGCGTGACGAGGCGGCACGCTCCGGGGACTTCACCAAAGTGATCGCCTATAAAAAGCAGTTAAAAAACCAATCCTAAGTTATGGCCAATTCATTCAGCAAAGAAGAACGCGTAGCGTTTGAAAACCTCCTCGAAGGGTTTCAGGACGCTCTAGTCTTGTCCCGCAACGTCTCGATCTACAACACGGATCAGACGATGATGGAGCGCACCAACAACACAATCTGGAGGCCGCAGCCTTATGTCTCCCGGTCCTATTCCGGTACGGATATGACCTCGAACTTCACGGACTACACCCAGCTCTCCGTCCCTGCGACGATTGGTTTCAACCAGTCTGTGCCTTGGATTATGACGGCTACGGAACTCCGTGACGCCCTTCAGGAATCCCGTCTCGGTGACGCTGCCAAGCAGAAGCTCGCTTCTGACATCAACGTCGCTGTTCTTAATGTGGCCTCGGCCCAGGGAACGCTCGTTGTGAAGCGCGTGTCTGCCGCTAGCGGTTTTGATGACGTCGCCCAGTGCGAAGCAGTCTTCAACGAACAGGGCGTTAACGATTTTGATCGTTACCTCGCGCTTTCCACTCGTGACTACAACGGCATGGCAAGCAACCTGGCTGGTCGTCAGACGCTTCAGGGCAAAACGCTGACCGCTTATGACCGCGCCTTCATCGGCCAGGTCGCAAGCTTCGGCACCTACAAGCTCGACTACGCCAACCGCATCGCGGCTGCTGCTGGTTCCGGTATCACGATTGATACCCGTGACTCGGCTGTGAACTACCAAGTGCCCAAGGCTGTCACGTCGTCCCCGACGACGGCAGAGCGTCTCAACGTGGACAACCGTTTCCAGACTGTGACCGTGTCAAGCACGACCGGCGTTGCTGCTGGCGACTGCTTCACAATCGCGGCTGTAAACGCCGTGCATCACATCACCAAGGGCGACACTGGCCAGTTGAAGACGTTCCGCGTCATCAGCGTGACAGACAGCACCCACATGGTGATCAGCCCCGGCATCGTTTCCAACCAGGTTCCCTCTGCCGCTTCGTCAGAGTATCAGAACTGCGTTGTAAACACCAAGGCTTCCAACAGCGCCATCGTGTTCTTGAACACAGCAGCGGCTCCGATCAACTGCTTCTGGCAGAAAGACGCGATTGAAATCCTGCCCGGTCGCTACGCAGTGCCTTCGGACGCCGGTGCGAACGTGATGCGTGCTTCCACTGATCAGGGCATCGAACTGGTCATGCAGAAACAGTACGACATCAACACGATGAAGACCCGGTATCGTTTGGATACCATCTTCGGGGTTGTGAATAAACAGCCCGAGATGAGCGGTATCATCCTGTTCGGTCAGGCTTAGTCTGACATTCACCGGGGGAGAGCGGTTGACTCCGCTCTCCCCTTTGTGTATGAAGTCTTTATGCCTCTCAAAAAAGGATACTCGCAGAAGACAGTCTCCAGCAATATCAGCAAGGAGATGAAGGCCGGATACCCACAGAAACAGGCTATCGCTATGGCGCTTAGTTCGGCACGCAAGGCAAAGGTCGCGGCTGGGAAACCTGTTGGAAAGCTCAAGAAATGACTGAGTTTCCTGCACTCGTTTACAAGGACAAAGGTAAGCACCAGCGTAAAGGCGGGACTTATGATTTTACCGGCGTCAACAACGCTGAAGAACTGGAACAGAAACTCTCTGAAGGTTGGTTCTACAATCTTGAAGATGCAATTGCTCCAGCAAAGCCAGTTGAAAAGCCCTCGCCAGAGCCCGCAAAGCCTGTTTCTGAGCCTGTTCTGGATGATTCTGCTCCTGCCACACGAGAAGAGCTGGAATCTAAGGCTACTGAGCTTGGAATTAAGTTTGATGGCCGCTTTTCTGACAAAAGAATTGCACAACTGATCGAGGAAGCACTCAAATAACATGGCTTGGACCAAACGACAGATTATTGAGCAGGCATTTGAAGAGATTGGACTCGCGTCATACGTTTTTGACCTGAATCCGAGCGAACTTCAGAGTGCGTTGCGTCGTTTGGATCTCATGGTGGCTTCTTGGCAGGCCCGAAACATTCAGATCGGTTTTCCGCTCTCGACCTCACCTAACAATAGCGACATCAACGATCCTGTTGAGACATCTTTGACCAACAATGAAGCGATTGTGCTTAATCTGGCGGTGCGGCTGGCTCCGGGGTATGGCAAGGTGGTTCAGCCGGAGACCAAAGTGGCCGCAAAGGCCCTTTACGATCAATTATTGATGGAGGCGGCAGCTCCCATCGAGCAGCAGTATGTTAATACGCTGCCACTTGGTGCTGGATATAAACGGACAGAACGTGTATTTGTAGATGCGCCTAACTTGAACCCGCTTCAGGTCGAAGGTAACGACCAGATGCTTTTTAAAAACTCATAGTATGGCTATTGAACGGCTCTCACTCATTGATCGCGTAACGGCATCGACTTATTTTGCCGTCAACGTCAATAACCAGGACTACCGGGCAGCGGCAGGGACTGTTTCTGACTACATTAGCAGCGTCATCGACAGTACGATTGCTCCAGAGACGATTCAGTACACGTCGCCTGCTACAGATTTTACCTACACGCTCACCAATAACAGCACGAGCACTTGGTTAGCGATTACGCCCACTACGACCATAGCAAGCGGCACGATTATTCTGCCGAATGTGAGTGTGGCTGGTGACGGTCAGGAGATCTTGATTACAACCACCCAGAATATTAATGGTCTAGTGATCAACGCAAATGGCGCAAGCGTAAACAACGTCCCATCTTCTCTTCAGCAGTACGAATGTTTTAAGTTGAAGTTTGAACCAATCACAAAGAAATGGTACAGAGTTCAATCTGACTGGGCCATCGACACATTTAATTTCGGAACCTACTAATTTATGGGACTCGCATTTCAACCCAACTACACCAAGGGCGTAACGGTAACGCCTAATGGCACTTCCCAGCAGGTTACACTTGGGTTTACTTCCGAGTCTCTGGTGTTCACGAACCTTGGAACTACGATTGTGTACGTCGCTGTGGGCAACTCTGCGAACAGTATTGTGGCTTCGACTTCCTGCTACCCTGTAATGGTGAACTCGCAGGTCAGCATCGGCAAAGATCAGGATGACGACACGGTCGCGTTCATTAGCCCGGATGGCGATGGCAGTCTTCATATCATCCAGGGGATCGGCATCTAATGATACGGTACATTTCTAGGCGCAGAAACAAGATCCCGGCCGGCACTGGTACTCCCACGCCGCCGCCGGTGTCGCATAACCTAAACGGCGGAGACGCCGCTACGGTTCTGTTTGCGCGTACGATCAACAACGGATTTGCTTCAACTACTACTTTCACAGATACCTTCAACGGAGGGGGCGCTTAATTTATGGCCGATAGAATCCAACTTCGCAGAGATACAGCCGCAAACTGGACGGCATCGAACCCGGTATTATTTTTGGGAGAAGTTGGTCTTGAGACGGACACGCTTAAAAGTAAGTTCGGCAACGGCAGCACGGCTTGGAACGGCTTAAGCTATACAGCATCCGGCGCAACTGGAGCTGTAGGTGCAACTGGAGCCACAGGTTTGACCGGCGCTACAGGCGTTACAGGTTCTACTGGATTAACCGGCGCTACCGGCGCTGTTGGGGCTACTGGCGCACAGGGGGCTACTGGCGTTGCTGGCGCAACAGGAGACACAGGCGCAACAGGCGTAACAGGAAATGATGGTGCGACTGGAGCGAATGGTGCCACTGGTGCAGCAGGAGCAACAGGGACCACTGGCTCTACTGGCGTAGCAGGAGCAACAGGTGCTACCGGCGCTATTGGAGCTTCTGGCGCTAGCGGTGCCACCGGCACTCAAGGAAATACAGGTTCTACTGGTGCCATCGGAGCAACTGGTCCAACCGGATCAACTGGCATACAAGGATCAACAGGTGCCACTGGCATTCCGGGCTCTACTGGCATTCAAGGTGCCACTGGCGAAACAGGAGCCACTGGAGCGACTGGAGTCATTGGTTCCACCGGCGTAGCAGGTTCTACTGGCGCTACTGGGGTTGACGGTTCAACTGGAGCCTCGGGCGCAACGGGCGCAACAGGTGTAGCTGGCGCAACGGGAGTTACTGGTGCGACTGGACTCACAGGTGCAACTGGCACTACTGGCACCACTGGGGCCACGGGCATCACCGGAGCTACAGGAATTGGATCCAGTGGAGCCACTGGCGCTACTGGTCTTGATGGCGCTAGCGGCGCTACCGGAGCCACTGGCCCGTCTGGAGCCACTGGTGTTGGCGCTACTGGCGCTACGGGAGTTGCTGGTGCGACAGGTGCACCTGGACAGTCTGCATCGTTTTTCAATTATCAGGCTGACACAACTTCGACCACAATGCCAAATGGCGTTGGAACCATTCCAGATGGTCATGTGTTGTGGAATAACGCAACGCAAGTAAATGCAACGCAGATGGCGTTTTCTCACATTGATGGGAATGGAAACGACATTGATGTATTTTTCCCGCTTTATAAAAATGGAGACACTTTTGTTCTTCAGGATCAAAACAATTCCAATAACTATCAGAGCTGGGAAATTAATGGCACGCCAACCATCGGCAATAATGCTTGGATTGTCATTCCAGTTCAATTGACGGCCTCCGGCGGAACAGGCACAACAAATTTTGCAAATAACCATCAAGTCATTTGGGCCATTGTGACCTCTGGTCTTCAGGGAGCTACTGGTCCTGCGGGAGCCACTGGTCCTGTTGGCGCAACTGGAGTTCATGGTTCCACTGGTGCAACTGGTATTCAGGGAGGCTCCGGAGCTTCTGGTGCAACCGGCTTGCAAGGTCCTACTGGTGTTACCGGAGCCACTGGAGTTGCTGGGGCTACTGGTGTGATTGGCTCCACTGGGGCTACGGGAGTTGCTGGTGGTCAAGGTTCGACTGGAGCGACAGGTGCGACTGGTGTTATTGGCGCGACTGGAGTTGTCGGTTCTACGGGAGCTACTGGAGTTTTGGGT